TCTCATTTAATTCATCCCTTAATGTATAAACCCATTCATTTTTCATGTTTGGTGTTGGTTTCATTTCGTCATAATTTTCTCTGATGTATTCTTCTAATTCTTCGGGTGACATGCCTTTAGTTTCTTCATACATATTTGAATCAATTTCGATCCATTCTTTTGCTAATATTGTAGTATATGATTCACACATACAAACTTTAATTTTTGCCATACTTAATAATAATTATTTTTTGTTAATTTCTAAATAGTAAAAAAGTAAAAGCCCCTTTTGGAGCTTTTAAACTTTTAATTAAAATGGTTGTTCATCATCCATTGTAGTTTCATCTTCTGTTTGATTTGAAGCTGAGGACACTGAAGTATCTTTCTTCTCATATGGATTTTCACCTTTAGCTACTTTTGACAAGTAATCGTAATCTCTCTTACTGAATACATCTTCCCAAGTCATAGTATCAGATGTCCATTCAGCGATTTGATCTTCAGTTCCTAATGGCTCTCTATCATCGTGAATGATTGAACTTACAACTGAATTACCTCTATCATCTTTACCGATGTTGATGATTAAATCTCTACCTTCTTTAGGGTCAGAGATGTCCCCTTTTTCTGAAAATACTGCAATCATTTTGTCTAAAACACCAGCACCTTTGTAATTGTGTGGGAATCTCCAAAACTTAACACCTTCATCTTCTTTACCTCTTTCAATACCTTTTACAACATAGAATTTTTTAGGTTTGTAAGTTTTAGCCAAATCTTTATCTTCTTTAGAACCTGATTTGTCTAATTCAGATGCGATTTCACAGAATGGACAAGGATCACCTGCATTTTTCTCAGGACAATACAATTTTTTCCATTCTCCGTTAATTTGTACGTTGTGAAACCATACTTCTACGAATGGTGATTGACCTGGTTCTGCTGGAATAATTCTGAATTTCTTTTTGTCTGTGAGTTTACCTTTTGGTAACATTGTAGTGAAGTATTTAGTTAAATCTACTTCTTTTCTTGGTTTTGCCTTGTTGCTTTCATACTGCTTCAAGATTGCGTCTAATACGCTGTTTTTTGGTTGTGCTTTTCCGCTCATAATATATAATTTAATAAAGTTTATACAACTCTAACGAGTTCGAATTTGTATTATATAAATAGTTAAAATTGTCAAAAAGTAACCATTTATATCGTTTTTAAGTTTAGTTTTTTAATATCAAAAAGTCAAATTTATATTTAATTTATTGGTATATTTATTACTATGGATAAAAAACTACTAAACGAAATTAAAAGAATCAAGCAATTGATGAATATTAATGAAAATGAGGTAAATGAAGGTATGAAAGATTTAATGAAAGCCGTTTTATTATGTACATTATTAACCACCGGTGAGATATCTTGTAAAAGACCTGAAGAGATATTACCATCAGAAAAATCATCAGATTTAACTCGTAGTGTTGATGGTTATTTTACCACTAAACCAAAAAATTATGTCGATATTAAAGATATTGAAAATATAAAAATACCTCAAGATTCTATTGAAGAGGCTAAACAATACAATCCGGATAGGCCTTGGGTTGGAATATGGAAACTTACATTCCATACAAGAGTTAAAAGTAAAACATATTTTGTTTGGACATCAAATGGTTCTGATAATATTAAAGATAGTAGGTTGTATAAGTGTAGTTATATATCTGACATACATAAAACTAGTTTAGAGTATGTAATTAAAGACGTTAATGTTAATCCTAATAATGATGGTTTTACAATAACAATTACATATAATATACCTAGTCTTGATCCTAATCGTTATGATAACATGACATTTTTATTATACGATAATAATCAAAAATTAAAAGTTACTAATTGGGGTGATGGTGGTTATGCGGTTAGAATGAATCGTATTCCATATGAACAATAATTTTTTTTCATTTTTTTATTTTTTAGGCTATTTATAGGTAACAAAGAATAAATTAAAAAATAAAACCAACAATGAAAAAAATCCTTTCAATTTTGGGGATGCTATGCCTTTCTGTCATTTCATTCGCCCAAACATGTCCCACACCGAATGGGAACTCAATCATTATTAAACCAAATTACACGGTTTCATCTTCAATAGCTAACCAAACAGATGTAAAACTTTGCTATAATAACACAACTTCAAGTAAAATTACCGCATTACAATTTAAAATTACTTACGATACGGTAGCATTTACAGATCCTTCAGTTAGATTACTTATCCCTGATAGTAATGATTCTTATTTACAATTTTATGTAAACAAAGGAACAATTACAATATCGACAGTATATGATGGTTCAAATCTTAACTACACTTATGCGTCAGGTGAATTATTTAATATTAACTTTAAACATTCAACACCAACCACATTCCAATATTTGACAGGAATTACAGCTTTGGCTTTTGATAACACATACCCAACAATCGCTTCTACAAATGCTGGTAAAGATACAACCTTAACTAGATTTAATGGTGGTGGTATATTTGTTAGACCTTCTATCAATTTCGCAGGAACATTTAAAAACGTAACTGGTTCATACACTAAAAAATTATTAGTGGGTTTATGGAAACAACCTAAATCAGGTGGTAAATGGACATTAGTTAATGTAGATACAACTGACGTAAATGGTAAGTTTGGATTTAGCCCTATCGTAGATACTACATATTGGACTTGTAAGATTGAAGTTCAAGGTGATACTTTAAATCTTGGTAATGTTGTAACAACAGCAGACGCTCAAAAAGTTAATAGATTTGTATTAGGAATTGAAAATCCAAAAGGTTTTGATTTCCATTCATCAGATCCAAACAATTCAGGTAACATATCTATTTCAGACGTTTACACAATCTTTAATAGAATTGCTGGTAGATTTAACAAGTTTACAACCCCTGATGTTAGATTCTTCACAGATGTTCAATATAACACAATCACAAACGATAGTTTAACTAACCACTCATTAGATATTCCAGGAACAGCTAATTACTCATACACTATTGTTACAGGTGTTGATTCAATTACAGTATATGTATTAGCAACAGGTGACGTAAATGAAACAGGTTTCAATATGGCTAGATTAGCACCTATCAAAATAACTAACCCATTAAATGCACCTAATTTCATTATAGATCAAACAACAGAATACTATGCACAATTAAATGAAATGGAAATTAACTTACCTACATTAAATGTTGAAGAAGGTAACTTAGTTAATATCCCTGTAAAAGTATTGACTAACGGACAAACATTAGGAGCAGTACAATTATCATTAAAATATGACAAAGATTTATTAGAATTCAAAGGAGTAGCTTCGAAAGGAGCTGCTTCTAATTGGATGTCATTCACTAACGCTAACAACAACGAAGTTGAGTGGGGTGGAGTTGATATGAGTGAAAAAAATAAAATTAGTGATGGACAAGAAGTGGTAGTATTACAATTCATCGCTAAAAAACCTAAAGACGAATGGACAGGATCACCATTATATGTAACTCGTAAGTTTGTTGGTAATGAAATAGCAAGAGATTTAAGTATTAGACCTACTGATGGTAGAGTTGAGGTATTTAAAACTAAATTTACTGATGTTAGTTTAAATGGTAAAATCGATATTATGGTTTACCCTAATCCAGCTTCAGGTATCGTAGCAGTTCAATTTAATATTCCTGATGATAGTATGACATCAATATATTTCGTTGATTTAAAGGGTAATAAAGTAGCTGAGATAACTAGTGGTAAAATGCCAAAAGGAGAATACAGATACACAGCTAATTTAGGTTCTTTACCTCCAAGTGCATACCTTGCTGTTATGGAGTGTGATGGTAAGATAATTGCTAGCACAAAAGTAATTAACAGCGTATTTATGTAATAGAATAAACATATAAATATAAAAAATATTATGGTAGAGGAAACAGAAAACACAAATGATGGTACTTGGGGTGGTCTTAAAAAGACTATCATTGGTACTTTATCAACCGCAATACTTGGAGCAGGTACTTGGTTTACAACAACATTTTTTAACGGACATTCAGAAGATAATGCTGAAACTAAAACAGAACAAGTGGCTCCAGCTCCGGCAGCAGCTCCTGTTGTTATTAATTTGTCAAACAATAATGAACAAAAACAACAGAATAATGGTGGTGGAAATACAACTATAATTAAAGAAAGAGTTATAGAAAAAGCAGCACCAGTAAAAGAAGAAAAGAAAAAAGAAGAGCCAAAGGAAGAAGCGCCTTGGTAATACAAAACTAATAACGAAAACCAACAAAGAATTTTATGAAGATTATAAACCAACAAAGCATGATCAACTTCATAGCAGTCCTATTAGGGGCTGTTATGATGTTTGGTTGTGGAACAACTAGAACAGAAAAATACACGGCTGATTTTGAAAAGAAGCAATCAATACAAGTAGTAAGTGATTATGATGGGAAACAAATCCCAATCCAAGTTCTTTCAATCGGCATTAGTGATAACGTCCTTAATTCGTATCCAATTCTTAAAGAAAAAAACGTAGGATTAGGTGTTACAAATATTGCTTTAGATTACTTAGAAGGTACAAACAGATTTGAGTTTACTGAAGATAAAGAAGAAATCAAACTTAAAATGGTTAAACAATTCCAAGCAAGTGCTAAAGGTTTTACTGAAAACAAATTAGATGGTAAAGGTAAAATTAAACTTGCAAAGTATTTTGTTTACATTGAAGTGTATGACTTCTCAGTAGATGAACAAGAAACCTATACGACAGGTAAAAAGCAGTTAGAAGTAACTACAAGATTAGGTTTACAGATAAGATTTGTAGATGCCGAATCTGGACAAATTAGAGTAGGTTCTGGTATGGGTGAAGCAACCCAATATGGTCAATCATTTTTGAAATCTCTTGACATGAAATTCGCACAGTCAACTGTTGGTATTTCGACAAGAAAATCCTTAGAAACAGCTTGTTCTAGGGTAGTATCAAAAATGATTAAAGATGGAATATTTGAAAAATAAGTTCAATGAACTACTAACCTTCCTTAAATACCTATATGTCGTTTTTATTTTAACCACAACTTTATTTGTAATAATTGAAATTAAACACATATATAGTGTAGATGTATTTCCATTTGTAGATACTCCGATTGACAACATATATTATGATGTGAAAGGGGGGTTTTATGAAAGGGTTTAAAACACTCTTGATTTTATTTCTTGTTATGATTGGATTGGGTGTAAAAGCCCAATCCTTCTCATACTCCTACGTAGATCCTTGTACAAAAGAAGTTAAAAACATCACAGTATCCGATTTAAATGGTAACTTACCTATCGTAATGAATTACTATGGACAAGTTAAAACATTTACACCAACTGAATTACAAAATGGTTCATTTGATGTGTGGGCTAATGATGTTTATAACAACTATGGTGTTGGAAATCCTTGTGCACAAATTGGTATTCAAACTATCACCGCAAATGTATTAAATGTATCTAATAACGTTATTAATAATGTCGTATCGTTGAGTTCAATGCTCACATCAATAACAGATGTAGCGTCAAATACAGCATCCACAGCAGCTTCAACTGCAACTAATTCTGTTTCAGGTGTAGCTAATAGTGTTTCAGGTGGTTCTACCGCAACAGGTAGTTCTAGTAGTTCTGGTGGTAGTGATGGTAACAATACATCTAAACCTGAAGAAAAGAAAACTGATGAGCAAAAACAAGAAGAGGCTAAACAAGAGGAACAAAAACAAACTTCTCAATCTACAACTAGATCAAGTAGTAGGGCAACAGCAAAACAAGATAAACCAGCCATTATGCTTACAGGTGATATTGTTGGTATGCAACGAGCAGCTGATGCGGCACAAGATGCTAAAGTAACAACAAGTTTTATTAAGATAACGGGAGATAAAAAACGTTCTTTAGGTGTTGCTATTGATTTTACTGTTAATGCTAAAGTAGGTAACATATCTGTATTTAAATCTTGGATTACACAAAAAACCGCTAGAAAACATATTGATTTAGTTTCAAATAGTATTTCAATATTACCTAATAGTTTTAGTAATACATTGGTTTATATTCGTATAGACAATGTTAAAAAAGTAACAGGATTATATGGTGTTGGGGGAATGTATGGGACATTAAATAAAGAACCATTAACAACATTAGTAGCGATTGGTGGTGGAATGTATAAAGGACAATTAACTAAAAATATTGACGCGATATTTATATTAGCAGCGGTATATGTTCCGTATATGAAATATTATACTGAAAGTGTATTCCAAACAAAACCTTTATTATTACCATTCTTAAATGTGAATTATAAAATAACAAAGGCTTTTAGATTTGGATTAACAGGAGGAACAACATACTCGGTAACAGAACAATTAGTAAATTATCAAATACTATTTGGAGCTAAATTAACGTTATGAGAAAGATATTATTATTTTTATTATTATTATCCTCAGTTGTTAAAAGTCAGAACTTTTCTCAAACAGGTAGAGTATTTGGTATAAATAATGTTGGAGTTCCTAATATTAGAGTACAACTTTGGAAAAGAACAACATCAGCTCTTACAGGGTTTACATCTCAAACAAACTATAATGGACACTCATACTATCGTTCAACAACAACTAATACTTGGACAGGTGCTAAAGCTGCTTGTGAAAGTATGGGTGGACACTTAGTAACTATGTCTAATGCCGCTGAAAATACATTTGTATTTGGAACATGGCCTTCAGGATGGTTTGGATATTATCAAGATAAAACAAGTGGATATTTCTTTTCAGAACCTTTAGGGGGTTTTAGATGGACTGAATTACCTGTTACAAGAAATTTAGTCGCTAATTATGATATTGCCGATACTAACTCATACAAAACAACATCACCTACCTTAGTTAGGAATACTATCGCAGGAACAAATGCTACTTTATTCAGTAACCCATCATATACAGCAACATCAGGTAGATATATGTCATTTAATGGTTCAACCCAATATATGATGACTGAAAACTTAGGAAGTTATTTTAATTCTGGTGTAGTTAGTTTAATGTTATGGGTATATCCAACAGATGCAGGTGTTTTAATATCAGAACAAGGTTCTCCGATAGTTGATGCTAATTGGTATGATTCTCAAATAGAAATAACAAATGTATCAGGTTCAACAGGAACATTAAGATGTGGAACTTGGAGTGGAACAGGGTTACGAAGTGTAAGTACAACAATAACATTAAATCAATGGAATTATATATGTTTAACACACTCAGGAACTCAATTAAAGGGTTATTTAAATGGAACTAATTTCGCATCTTTATCTTATGTAAGAGAATATCCTTCTCAATTATATTATACATTCGCCTCTAAGTGTAATACCAATATGGGTGATGGTACTTATGCTAATGCTAGGTTAGGTTCATTTCAAGTATCAAATGTTGTTTGGACAGATGATGAAGTTAATAGAAGTTATATGTTTAATGCTTACAGATATGGTGTGTATCCTTATTCTAATTGGAATCCAGGCGAACCAAATAACTCAGGAACAGAAGATTATGCTCAGTTTGTTAGTGGTGGTAGATGGAATGACTTACCAAACTCATCAATGTTAAACTACGTATTAGAGTTTGATTATATAATGACAAGTGGTAGTTGGAGTTTAGATACTACATACTTAACAAATAATAGTGGAGATTATTCAATATTAAGAGCTTCTAATCCATCTATTGAATGGAGAATAGTTTTGGATACATTATCTATACCAGCACCACAAAGAACTAATCTATCTGATAATAATAACTTAATTCTCAGTAAAAGAACAATAGTAAGTGCAGATTATTTTAGATATGATATAAATACTGATAACAAATTTTCAGTTTCAGATATTTATTTACAAATAAAGAAAAGTAGAGGTTCAACTTGGTCAATACCTAATTATAGAATATACACACAAACTGAACATTCAACAATTAGGTTAGGGACAACGGATTTAAGAACAACATTTCCAGGAGTACAAACAACTACGGCATCACCATTAACAAATGGGGGTGTAACTAATTTTTATATATTAAGAACAGGCTATGACAATTAAAAGTTTATTATTTGGGTTACTATTCCTTCCATTGTTTTCATTCGGACAATGTGTAAAAGTTGATTCGGTTTATAATAAAACTGAAATGAAATCTATTGAAAATAGATCGGTATTATTCGGTATAAAACAAATTACCGAAGATTTATTACAGGATAAAGGTTTTGATATATGTCAAGACGGTTCACCTATATTTGTTGAAATAACTTATATTGGATTACCTGAAAACACATTTAGAATTGCTGGTTTTGCTATTCAAAATAAGATAACTGAAATTAGAGTTAAAGTAATAAACGGAATTAGAATAATGGAAGGTGTTGGAACTTATAAAACATCTACAAATGCTATGATGCTTGAAATTAATGAAGAAGTTCCATTTAAACAAACTGTATTATCAAACGCAATTAAATTGGCTTTGATAGATGCTTTAAAGTAATTATTTTTGATACTTACTTAAAATTTGTTCAATCCTAATTAAATCATCACTACTTATATTATTTAATCCTTTTAACTTTTTTTCTAATAGTTGTATCATACAATTACGAGCAAAGTTAATATGTGAATTATTTCTGTATCTATTTTTTAAACTTTTCATCCAATCTATCAATTACTTCTTCAATTACACCCTTATTATCGATTACGCCATCAATAGCCATATTGATAATATCTCTTTTTTTATCTAATACTTCATATACGATAGTATCAATTGTATCATCAAAAAGTGGGAAATAACAAATAACATCCTTAGTTTGTCCAATACGGAAAGCTCTATCTAATGATTGATCCACATTCGCTGGTGTCCAATTTAAATCATTTACAATAACTACTTCAGCGGCTGTTAAAGTTAATCCAACACCAGCTGCGACTGTATTACCAATAAACAACTTTACACTTGGATTGTTTTGAAAATCTTCAACAGCTTTTTGTCTATCTTTTTGACTTGTTTCACCATTTACCACAACACAAATATCTTTATATTCTTCTCTTAAAGTATCAACAACAGCAGTATAATCAGTAAATACAATTACCTTTTTATCTGTTTCTAATGAATTGTTAATTAATTCTTTGGTGTGTTTTAATTTCTTTTCAGCAACCCATCTTCTTAAAACAGACAATTCAACAAGTTTTCTTGCGTATGTAACATTCTTACCTTGTTCTTCTCTCATTTGAATATATCTTTCAACTGATGAATCGTAATCAACTCTATCATCATCATCTAATTCAATATAGATTGGTGAAATAATTTTATCTGGTAAATCCAACACATCTTCTTTTCTTCTTCTGATTGAAACAGTTTTAATTCTTCTATTTAATTCATCAAGGTTTGAAGCACCATCGGCTTTGATAATTCTTCTACCTTTAATCATCATAGATTTAGCATTACAATAACCATATAAAAACCCATTATAATTTTTACTTAAAGGATGTTCAACTAATTCTAATAGAGAAAACAAATCAACAGGTTTATTAGTGATTGGAGTTCCTGTTAGCATCCATCTTTTTTTAATTGTTTTAGCTATTTTTTTAACGTGTTTTGTTCTATTAGCCTTTGAAGATTTAAGATAATGAGCTTCATCACAAATAATTAAATCAAACTTCTCATTTATTATTGTATTATTTACAACATCTTCATCGTATTCTTGGAACTTGAACTTTGGTTTTTTACCTTTTTTAGGTTTTTCAACCGTATTAAATTTATCCAATATATCATAATTTATGATTGTCCATTTATTAGGTATCCATTCACGTTGAATAATTGACACATTTTCAGGGTTATCATAGATAGATATTTCTTTTTTCCAATTTAATTTAAGTGATGCGGGACAAATAACTAATATTTTCTTAGCACCTGATTCCAATGCTGCGATAATTGAAGATGCTGTTTTACCTAATCCTGGGGTATCTAATAATAAAAACTTATCGTTTTGAAGTAACCTAATAATAGCTTCTTCTTGGTGCTTCATAGGAAGCCTTGAAGAGTATTTATTAAAATCAACATTTACTTCAGGTATAACTCTAAATAAATCTTCGTTTAATTGTGATTTAGGAAGCCAAATTAATTCTGATGGTCTATTTTGGAATATTTTTATTTGTGCGTGATATGTTTTATCTTGTTCACCAATAATTTTTTCAATTAAAATCCTGTCAAAACTCTTAACAATATTAAATTGTTTCATTAAAGAAGTTCTAAAGAATTGAGTTAATTCAAGTATTTTATTTACTTCTTTGACTTCAAATTGATAATTATTTATTATATAATTAGCTTGGTTTTCTGTGATAGGTAAAAATGATTTCTTCTCCCTTGTTCTTTTCAAATCAAGGATGTAAGTATTATTACCATTATATGTTTTTAATATTTCTAAAGCTTTAAACTTTGCTACTTCATTTAGTTCAATCATCTATTGTAATAATAACATTTTTTATAAAAAAATAAATAAAATCTTTATTTTCTGTACTAGTACCTTATATTGACCAGGACCCAATATTTAATAATAAATAACTAGTACTTAGTACAAATATATATCTAGAACAAAGTACAAGTACAGACCAGATATATAAAATATATTCTAGAACTATTTATATATATGGCAAAACAAAAATTAGAGTTTAATGATGAAAGTTTAACATCATTACTTCAAGAGGCATACTGTGAAACCGTAGATCAGAGAAATAAGGCTTTAGGTTTACTCAACAAGTATTTAAAAAATGTTGAGGAGAATAGTGATATTGCTATGGTCGGTAAAATCAATAATGAATTATTAAAAGTTATAGATTCTTCAATTGGTAAGAAGATTGAATTAGCTAAACTTATGGCTGATATTATGAATAAGAAGGGTAGTATTAAGAATGAAGATTCTTCAACCCAATCAATTTCAAAAGAGCAAAAAGCTGAAATGCGTAAATTGGTTAAAGAAATAAAAGAAGGTAAAATAAATATAACCGATTAATGGCTAATACCGGACAGGCAGATAAAAAACTTATATTAGATAGAGTTCAGAACTTTTTAATTACAATTGAACAATTAAAAAAGGAAAAACTTGTATTACAATTAACTAACTACTCATTACCATCATTAAGGAAACCTAAAGACGATCCTTTTGATTTTCTTATGGACTTACTTGGAACAATGAAAGGTAAGAAACAAGCTGTCCAAGATGTATTAAACGCTGTTTTAGGTGATATAGATTCAATAAACACAAAGCTTAAAGAGGGTTTAAAAAAAGTTATTTTAAAATCTTTCTTCTGTAATAATGATTTTATTGTAAAAGAAAAATTCACTAATGGGGGGGAGGATATTGAGTTTTCCGTTTCAAACATAGATTTTTTTTTCTTATTAAAAACAAGTCCGTTGGATGATGTTAGTGGTGCGTATGAAGTAAATGGTGGATTAAATAGATTTATATATGATACATTAAATGGTAGTGCTAGCTCAACATCTTGGCAAGATTTATTAACAAATGTAAGTTTTAATCAATCAACACAAATTTTAAGTTTTAGGATAAATCCTAAATACGCTAATCAACCTGTAAGTGTATTTGTAAATGATTATGTTAATTCATTAACAATTGTAGATAAAGAATTTTTCAAATCTTTATTTAGTGTATCACAAAAACCAAATAAAGAATTACAAAAAAGATTACAATTTTTAAATAAATTAATAAATGATATAAGAAATGCTTGTGCACCTACACTAAATGATGTTGGTAATAACAAAACAGAAAAAGATGCGATTTTAGTTGATTTATTAAATAATAAAGGTAAACCTTTAAGTGATATTTTATCTGAGAGAATTGCTAAATATAATGAGTTTGACACATTGAGTGATGATTTTACAAATAAAATAAATCAAATACTTTGTCAGCCCATACAAACACCGATAACAAATCAAACTGTATTAGATGCTTATAGTCAGATAAATGATGAAATAAATCAGTTAAATAGTATATTAAACAACATTGATAGTGTATTAAATAATTCATATCAGAATAATGCCGATGGTGCGGGTAATGGTATTGCAACTGGTGGTGATCCAATAACTGAAGATCCAATTTCTTTACCTACATTAAATATAGATTTCAAATTAGGTATAATAGCTCAAATACCTAATAATATTGGTAGATTATTATTATCACCAAAAGTAATAATGTTGTTTGCGATATTAACTCAATTAAATGATGAACCGTGGGGTGAGGGGTTTGAAAGTTTTTTACAAAAATACACAAAATCTTTATTTGATATGATTAAAACTATTATTACTCAAATATATGAAAAAATATATAAATTAGTTGCTGATAACATTTGGTTAATAATACAGGGTTTAATATTACAAATTGTAAGTGAAAAAACAAGGGCTAGATTATCGATAATATTATCACTTATAAGTTTATTTGATAAAATAAATGGTGTTATAAGTAGTGTTGATTTTGGTAATTGTAGATCCATATTAGATGCCTTATTGAAACTCACAACACTATCAAGCGTTTTATAATACACCTTTTCTTTTTAGTTTTTTTTTATTATCCTTGTATATATGGAAAACAAGGAATACGAACACGTTAATCACCCAAGTCATTACAATACTTTCAGTAAAGAAGTTATTGATATGATGATAGATATTTGGGGTATTGAAAAAACAATTGCTTTTTGTGAAATGAATGCTTTTAAGTATAAGATGCGTATGGGTGATAAACCAAATCAACCATTGGAACAAGACTCTAAAAAAGCTAAATGGTATTTGGATAAAGCAAAAGAATTAAAAGTTAAATTAGACATTTATGGTGTTTTAGAACCAGTTACGGAGGTGATATACAAATGATAGAATTTGCAAAAACAAATAAAGATGTTATTAAATCTGTATCAGATGAACAAGCTGTTATTATTAACAGCATATTAAAACTATATGTTCCAAGCGGACAAATAGATGTAGATCCAACCTATTCAAAAGGTAATTTTTATAAAAAAACATTTATACCTGAACCAAAACATAAGTTTGATTTATATCCACAAACAGAAGATACAATTCAATCATCAGCCGATAAATTACCATTAGGTGATAATTCAGTAAATACAATTATGTTTGATCCACCATTTGTTGTTGGAACACCTAATAGTTCTAAAGGTAAGGTTGGTTCAAACATCATTACAAATAGATTTGGTTCTTTCAAAAACATTGAAGAATTATGGAGATTTTATGATGCTGCAATATGTGAGTTTTCAAGAATTATAAATGATAATGGTGTTTTAATTGTAAAATGTCAGGATACAATTAGTTCATCAAAACAATATTTGTCACACGTTGAAGTAATTAATTATGGTATAAGACACGGATTTTATTGTAAGGATTTGTTCATCCAAACAACAAAGAATAGAATATTGTCAGGTAAGCATAAAGTTCAAATGCACGCGAGAAAATATCATTGTTATTGGGTTGTTTTCACTAAGGAAAAAAATAAGGTAACATATAATAATGTTTGGAATGAAAAAGTTGAAGAATAAAAATGGAGTTCCTTTAAATTGGGAATTAGAAAATGGGTTTGGAGATAAATAAAATACATAAAGGATTAACGGAAGAGTTAATTAAACAGATGGATGATAAGTCAATTAATCTTATTGTCACATCACCTGATTACGCTAACACAGTAAATTATGGTAAGAAAGTTAAGTTATATAACGAAAATACTTTCGCTGATTGGTTTATACCTGTGATTAAAGATTTTTACGATAAATTAGCCGATGATGGTTCATTTATTATGAATATAAACGATAAGGTATCAAATGGTGAAAGAAGTATCTATGTTATGGATTTAGTTTGTCGTATTGTAAGGGAGACAGATTTCAAACTATATGATAGATATATTTGGGGTAAGAAAGCTGCTTTACCGACAGGTGGTAGTAAGAGATTAAATGATAGGATTGAATATATTTTTCATTTTGTAAAATCACCTAAAGATTTTTATTGTGACACAAATGCTATTAGAGAACCATACGCAGAAGCATCTGTTAAGAGGTTTGATTATAAAGTAATGGCTAATGATGTTATTGACGATAATGGTTTAACTGATAACACAAAAAAGAAGAAGGTAAACGTAAATCCGTTAGGTAAAGTTCCTGGAACCCTATTTCAATTCAATACAGCTGCGACTGTGAGAGATGAAAGTTCAGGAAGGCATCCAGCACCATTTAATCCTGAATTACCTGAGTTTTTTGTTAAATGGTTGACAAGGGAAAATGATTTAGTTTTAGATCCTTTTAATGGTGTAGCTTCAACAGGAGTTGCGGCTTATAATAATAATAGAAACTATATTGGTTTTGATATGAATGAATTATATATTGAAATCAGTAAAGAAAGATTAAATAAATATAATAAATTAGTAGTATGAAAAAATTGTTTATTTGGACAAAGTTTGGATGTCCAGACTGTATTGAAATGAAACGTATGTTAGATGACGTTAGTATCCCTTATGAAGCTTTGGAGAGTGAATTATATCAGGGTTGGGATGTTGCTGTTGAGGAAACAGGTGTAAATTGGGTGCCTCAAGCTGAGTTTGAATATCCTGATGGAAGTATTGTAAGAGTTTGGGATGCTGAAACTTTGGAAGAATTATTTGAAAAAATAAAAACCGAATGGGATAAATAGTATTTACAAAAAAATAAAATTGATTATATATTAATTATAATTCTTTGTTGGTTTTATAAAATAGCCCACTTATCAGTAAAACGATATTGTGGGTTATTTTTTGCGTATAAGCGTAGGTTTTTAACTAAATAAAAAAAATTATATATTTATATGTATGAGTAAAATATTAATTGAAGAAATCAATAGAAATAGAAAAGTTATGGGTGTTAAACCATTAACTGAATCAC